GCCATTTAAATCTCCAAAATTAAAATTAAGTTCCCTTGCCAAAGCTCGTCGAGGACTTTCTCTCGTTAAAGAGGGGCATCCTTGGGTCACTCTGGCGCATAAGATTATTGTCTACAGCTTCCGTTTGAGCCTGTGTTTGTTTAGCATAATGCGCGTTACGCTGGTTAACAAACTCTTGCGGAGTCTTGCAAAGTAATAATCCGCCAATTTCGATGTTGTCTTTAAACTTTCCATCTCCACTGGTTAACAATCTGTACTTGGGTTGTTCTTCAATCGCCACTGGTTCCCAGCCCTCTCTCAGTTTTGATGAGATATTTCTAGGATCAGACTGATTCATTGTTGAAACCCGTATCCAACGATACGCATATCCCGGCTGTTTGTCAGGCTCCGGTAGAAGCTCTGGTGGTGCCCAATGTGTAGGGCGTTCAGCAGTAACACGTGTATCTAATTCGCGAGCAAGTTTATTTACAGTAGTCATTTTAAATCTCCAATTTTTGCACTTCACGAGCATATTGCTCTGGGGTCAAACCAAGTTTCTTAGCAACAGCAACTTGACTTGCTTTTAGCACGATTCGTTTAGACGCTGTGCTGCGCGTAGCGGGTGCCACAATGGAGGATGATCTACCTTCAGTGCGCGAACTAGGCTTGTCGCCCCTAGATTGCGTGTTTACTTCTTCCGAAAAGTTTTCGGGAAACCGCTTGCGCATAGTGTCATCTATGCGTTTAAAGTACTCTTCGGAGCCAATATACCCCTTTCCGAATTGTTTTTCAAGCTTACTGTGAACTCCTAGCGCTAAAGCACTCATTTCGTCATCTGAGCCATACCAAGTGTTTTTCTCCAGCCACTTAGCAGTTACAGAATCAATTTGAGCTTCTTGCTGTTTTTGCGCGGGAGTTTCCGGCACCTCATAAGTTTCTTCCTCTATAACGGAAGGCCGGTAGTTCTTAGCTTGATTGTTTCTAATACTGGCTTCGGTCAGTTTTTGCTGTGCATCAGCAAGTCTATCAGCGTCTCCTGACTCATAAGCGTCTTTATAAGCCCGCTTTGCCGCATCAATTTCCAGTTCGGAGGCGTTTTGAACGGTACTTACATACTGTTTTTCACCTTCAGACAGGGTACTTTTGAGCTTCTTGTTCTCGTTTATAACCCGCTGAGCAAGAGTTAATGCTTCCTGCTGTTCACGTTGGGCCTGTTCTTTTGCCCTACGTTCGTCGTGCCAAACCTTTTTCATCTGGTCAATACGGTTTTTTACCTTCTTAGAATAACTTTGCAGGTCATCCTCTTCCAGTGCTTTAACTGTATCTGAATCTAAAGGTTCCACATTGCGGTCTTGCTCGGGGGTATCTTCCTCGATTTCTACCGAAAACTCATCTTTTACTTCTGTATCAGGTGTGTCTTCAACTTCATCGGGGAATTTAAATTCGTCTTTATCCATGTGCTACTCCTTAAAATTTGCGCTTGATACCGCGTGGGTCTTGAACTACTCCCTCGACAGAATCATCGTTGATCATGCGAAACTCTTTACCGTGTATTACGATACGGGTACCTGCATTGGGGCGTACTAAGACAAAATCACCTTCTTTACACCATGGGCCTGTAGGAAAACGGGTTTTATCCAAATAGCAATCTTTCCCAAGTTCAATTACAAACAGCACAGTAGTCAGTAATTCATCAGTTCTTAAGACTTCATCTGGCTTAAGAATCCCGCCTTCAAACTCTTTTTCCTGCGGTGGAATTGCGCAAAAAATCCTATACCCAGAAGGAACAGGTAATTGCGAGGCTTTTTCTTCATCTGATTTGTTTAACAAACCGGATAAATCTACTGCTTTGCCCAACTCAACAACATTAGTCATCTAATTTCTCCAAGTTTTTTGCGAGGTCATTAATGTACGACTCAGCGATGAGCAGACCTCGAACCTCACCACATAATGCGCGGTACTCCGCGTAATCTTTAGCTGCACCATTGGAGATATGCTCAGCTAATTGTGTGCGCTTATCTTTACAATCTTTCAAAAGTATTTCAAGCGTTCTGTCCATCAACTACCTTTCTTTTGATTAGGTTTATTTTGATTAGGTTTGTTCTGATTACTTTGTCTAGCGTTTTCCATCTGTGCGGCATTTCTAGCAACCTCGGCACCAATCTTAAGACCCTCGGAGCGTTGTTTAGCTTCAAGTTCAGCTCTGTCTTTAGCCGCTTTTACACCCGCTTGCATACCAGCGATTCTTTCCTGAGTAGCAATTCGTTCACGCTCAATATCTAACTGATCTTCCTTAGCTGCTGCATCAACCATGAGTTTTTGTTTCTTAAGCTCAAGGTCTTGCTGTTTAATCATAAGTTCTTGCTGCTGCATCTGGATAAGTGGGTCTTGCTGCGCTTGCTGATTCTTCTGCTGCTGAGCTTCTTGCTGGTGTTGCTGTAGCATTTGCTGAGCCACTTGCGCTGCCATCTGAGATACTTGAACCTCCATATGCTCAGGAATACCAACCTCATTATCAGAACCGCTTTTATCTGGTGGCGGTAACTGTATACCCATGCGCATCTCCATCTGCTTCCTATACTCGTAACCAATATGCTCATTAATGTGAGCCATCATAGCTGCTTGCATAGCTGGAGCTTGTGGATTCTGAGATACCAATGCCATGATTTTAGGGTCTTGCATAGCACTCATATGCACCTGAATATGTGCTTGGTGGTCTTGATACAGGAACGCTTTGACCGGCTTCATCATCAGGATGTTCTGGTTCTCAGATACTGGGTCTTGAGGTTTCTTATCTTCCTCAATTGGTACTAGCTTCTGGTAGTTTCTTATACCCAATACATCTAGCATCTGACGATGTAAGAGTGGTAAGTTATATAGCTGTGGTGCTGTTTGAGCTAACTGTAGAGCCGCTTGGTACTGCATTACTTTCTGCGACATCGTAGCTGCATTAGGGTCAGATACTGGTATAACATTTACTTGGTCGTAGTCTGACTTCTTAGCTTTTCTGCTACCTTCTATTGGCTCGTAGGAATAATCTTCCGGTGTGTAATCAGCAATAATAACTTTAAGTAAACGAAACTCTTGCTTCATCGAGTAATGGATACGTGCTTGAACTGCACTCATTACTTTTAACGTACGCTCTAATATAGCTAACGTAGTTCCTACTGGAGCTTGGGAGTTCATCTCAGACACTTTCATGTCTGCTGCCGCTGCAAACCTACGACCTTCATCAATGATTTGATTCATTAATGCCAATAGAGTTTGACTTGGTTCTTTGTATGGCAGGGGCATCAAGTTATCTCGCATTGAACCTGATGGTACATCTACATCCCTAAACTCGCCCGGAGCTATCGGCGTGTCATCGCCTTTAACACGTAAACCACGAGTCTTAAACCCACCCGGCAAATTAGATAAAGTACCAGCATCAACAAGCTGACGCAGAATAGAGGTACCAGACTTAGCAAAAGCCCCAATAAGGTGAATAAGCCCAAAAGCGTAGAACCCAAAACCCGGAATGTACGGATAATGAACGAAGTGCGCCCGCTTTTGAAATGTCTTGTCGTCTGGCTCCCAATTTCTTCGTATAGCAAGGACATTGTTAGTTCCCTTTTCAATAGTCACTACATAGGGCAACGCTATACCTGTTTCTTTACCCTTTTTATCTTTGTGCTCAAACCCCGGCAAATCTAAGTGCACATGTATCTCAAGGACTTTAAACCGATCATCAGTAGTAGCCTTGAACCCCATACGCTCAGCAATCTTCTTCTCAACTTCATCCAAAGTATTCTCTGGCTCACCTAAATCTATATCTGCATAGAACCCAGCTACCTGTAGACGACGAATCTCATTCTTAGTTTTCCGCATTACATGGGTAACACGTTCAGCAGTCTCTAAGTTAGACGCACCGTATGGGACAACAATATCTTCAGCCGGTACAAATATCGCCACCTGTCTATCTAACGACGGATCAAAATATACTTTCTTGAACGCATTACCTGACAGACCTAGACCCCATAACAACCTCTCATGCTCAGGGCGATATTCCGGCATCTGGTCAGTTAACAGGTAGTTCATGTCCTCTTGGACACGCATGGCTGACGCTTTCTTCTCTGGCGTCTCTCTACCAATAATTTCAGTCTTAACAGGCCCTGCTGCGGGGAATGTCTCCATCATAGTCTCAGACTGGAACTTAAC